AAAGACCTCCGCTAGAAAGGTTCGCTAGTATGTGAAGCGGCAGGATCGCTAGCGACGATCTTTTCGGGGATCAGCCTATCCGCTTAGCGCACCTTAGCAGGTTTTTACGCCAACGCAATCGCCGCCACATCCCAATCGTCGCCTGTCAGGTTCCAGCGTAGCTGGCGCGGCTCATATGTATGCTTGTCGTCAATGCACCCGTTTCCGAATTGCACCCTTAGCTTCGTCCCCGGCGCTAACATATCGGGATACGCGCCGGGGTTCTTATGAAAGCCGGGGGCGGGTATTGGGTGGGGTGGGGTCATCGGGGCAATCTGTCAGCCACTAGTTTTGTATAGCCGATAATATCATGCCAACTATCGTGATAATTCGGATCACCATTCAGGATGCGCCCCGCCTTGTGCGCCACCATTTCAAGTGCTTCCTTCATGTCATGTGGCAACGCGGCCCAATTTGGACTATCTGCCATAGCGGCCTTAATGTTTTGCGTGATACGAGCGTGTTCACTAAACGAACCGTAACGGCTGCCGCGCTCTTCAAGAGTTTCCTCGATCCCCATCACCCCAGCCTCCAAAACCGCGAAGCCTTCCCACGATAGCCGCTAAGGTCGAGCGTCGGCAGGTGTTCCTTCACAACCTTCGCATAAGCCACTGCGCCATCGCGCTCCACGCAAGTCAGTTTGCGCCCTGCAAACAGCGCATCCTTGCCGCCTGCCATACCCACGATAGCGTCCAGCAAGTCGCGCTGGCGCTCCTGCGCGTTGGCGATCTGTTCGCGCAGTTCTTCCCACTCGGCCACCATCTTGTGCGCCTCCGGCGTGTCAATTTCCACGCGCTTGGGGGCAAGGTGTTCGGCGGCGTTGTTGGCAATCTCATCAAGGAATTGCGCATGAAATTGGCGCAGGGCGGGGATGTTGGTGTTAAGCCACGCGTCGTCCCGCTCTACTCGCTCCAATCGCGTGTCGCTTGGGCACCACTGATAAAACCAACAATGTTCGCGGCCCGTTACATAAAGTTGCACTTGCACCTGCGCGGCATAATGTGGCTGGTCGGCAAGCGGTTTAAACGGAGCGGGCCTATCGGCCTTGCGCAGCGAATATGGCGCTTTCACCTCAACCAGACCGCCGTCACTGGTGTAGCCGTCAGGACTTGCCCCGAGCCAATCGCCACCATCATCAAACAACACGAACGGAGCAGGGGCAACATCAAGCCCGGTTTCAAGCCGAAATTCGATGACAGCGCCATCCTCGTTGTTAGTGCCCCATTCCACTGCAACGTTGGTGACAAATTCAGGTTCGGCCCCCAAAGCCTCGCGCACCATCCGGCGCATAACATCTTCGCGTGTTACGAAAGGTGAAAGCCCTAGAATGCCACCAACCGCGCTGGCGGTCACTTTGCCGCGCCTCTGCGCAAACCATGCATCGCTTCGCTGCTCCATTACAATAGCCTTCCATTTTCTTGAGCCCAATCGATGGGGTGTTTTGCTGACTTTGAGAGATTGCACTTCGGGCAGAGACATTGAATGTTGTCGCGCCCATTCCCGCCGCCTTTTGACAACGGCATAATGTGATCCACATGATACGCTTTGCGCAAAGACGCTTTGCAATTTGCGCACTTGTGACGCTGGCGAGACAAGATATTTTTTACGTCTTGCGCAGTGTGATGCTCCGCGCAGTTTTTAGTCAGCGCTCGCCGCCTGTTTCTTGCCGCAGAATATACGTGCTTATTTTCTCTGTAATACTTCTTGTGCTGACGAAGCTGATATTCGCGAGTTTTTTGATAATGCTGTTTCTGAAAGGCTATCTTTTCAGCCCGCCTGTCTAAGTAATATTGGCGGAAATATTCCTTGAGAACTTCACGGTTTTTATTTCGGTATTCCTTTTGATACCTTTTCTCATTTTCCTTATTTTCAGCTTTACGCCGTGCGCCATCATCTGCGAGGCACTGTGCACAATTCCATGACGATACAAAGCGCAATGCGACATGGCCGCGCGCACAAGGCTTGCCTGTGAAGTAGTGCCTGAGGCCCGCCGCCTTAGCGGCTTTGCGCGAAATGATGTCTGGCATAAGCGCTCCCGAGCTTACTCCCTTTTGAAAGCGCGGCAGACTTGCGGGAGAACAAGTTTTTCGGGTGCTACCCTAGCCGCGCATCCAAGATATTACGCTACGTTAACGTATTGTCAAGCTTGATCAAAAAGGAATAGAGTCGCTGTCCAAATCATCAATCGCGCTACTCTTGGTTTCCGCCTTCACTTCACCAATTACGAGAGCTGTCCCCTCAACAGGGTAAACGTCCCTAATCCAATTCCCAGTAATGACATTGCCGTCGCTGCCCTTCATCTCCCAAAGCTCGACAGCGATAACCATCTCTTTATTCGCTAGAGCAATAAGCAATTCATCATCCGATGGCTCAGTTCCCTTCGCTGCAAGTCGCCCGCCAGCCAAAGCGTCGATCTTCGCCAACATACGGAGCGCTTTATCGCGCTTGTCCGTCGGGTTTTTGGCATTGGGGTCCGGGTCCTTCACCCACGCTTTTTGAAAAATTACGCGCCGCGCATAAGTGTCCGGCTTGGTTACATCCCAGCGCAGCTTGATATAGCGGTCGCCTTTGTCGTTCTTCTCCCAGCCCGCTTCCTTGACGTAGGCGCGCACCTTCGACTTGCCGGGGATCGGCTCAAGGTTGCCGCCTTCAGGCGGGGTGTAAGCCGCCGCCTGTTCCTTCGATTGCGCGGCGAGGTTTTCGCCGGTTGATGTTGCCCAGAAGCTCATTCTGCATTCTCCATAGTTTCAGCCTTTTCGGCCTTGGTTGCCTTGACGCGCGCCGTAATGCCCAGCGCATCGGCAAGCGGGTTTGTGCCTTCAATGAAGGGCAGTGGCTCGTTAATCCCCAGCCCATTCTTGCTCACGCTGGCGGCAGTGGCATGGCAGACAAACTCACGGTCGCCATTGCTGACCACCTTCTTGCGTTCGCCTTCATCGCCGCGCAGCGCCGCCGCAAGCCGCACGAAACCCACCACATCCACATCGTCAACGTAGTGCGAAATGCTCTTGCTGTTGAGCCGCAGACTGTGGCGCTGATAGTCATCCTTGTCGGGCAAGCGCATGGTTTCGAGGTCGGCATGAGCGATAAAGATAACCGCCATTGCCTTTTTCGTGTTCAGCACACCGGCAGCTTTCCGGACGCGCCCGTGCATTGATGCAAGCGCCTGATAGCCCGCACCATAGCCGCCGAACGCCGTTGCCAGCGTCTTTGCCCGGCCATCCTTTTCCAGAATGTCGCGGGTGAAGATTTCCTCCAGCTTTGTCACGCTATCAATCACGAGTGTCGAATAATCGTGATCCTCAGTTGCCAGCGCGATAAGCTGTTCGAACAATTCTTCGCCGTTGCTGACAGGCGGGAACGCATCAGGCGCGCCAATCTTTCGGCTGATGCGGCCCACGCCATCCTCGGCGCGGATAAAGATTGGTTTGGGGAAGGTTGCGGCAAGGCTGGTCTTGCCTGTGCCAGCCTCACCAACGATCGTGATAATCGGCGGGCGAGGCGCTGGCTTTGCGATAGTCGCCAGTAGGCTCATGCTTATTCTCCTGCATTGAGGGCGGTGGCCGCGACACCAATCAACAGCGGCAGGGGTTGCTTAGGACCTAAAGCTAGGTTAAGTCAACCCCGGTTTAGCCAAAAGGTGAAAAATGACAAAGAACGAAGCGATAGAGGCATTCGGCACGGCGCGCGCGCTGGCCGAGGCGATAGGCGTTACCGAACAGGCAGTATCAAAATGGGGCGATACAATCCCTGAGCTTCGCGTGTTTCAGATTAAGGCAATTCTACAGGAGCGCGCCCAATGAACTGGGATGCGATCAAGCAGGCCAACCCGATAGCTGACATTATCGGGCAGGCGATAAAGCTGCAAAAGTCAGGTCGCGAATGGAAGGCTTGCTGCCCTTTCCATGATGAGAAGACGCCCAGCTTTTATGTGGTGCCCGACAAGGCTTTCGCGCATTGCTATGGTTGCGGCTGGCATGGAGATGTCATCGACTTCATCCGCGACTATCAAAAAGTCTCGCCAAGCGAAGCCGTTGCCATGCTCACAAATGGCGGGGCACAATATGCCCGCAATGATGAAAGCCCCGAAGCCGCAGCCCAGCGCGCAATTATCATGGAACAGCGCGCCGAGGCCGATCGCATCCGCCGCGAAATGGCAACCGCTGAGGCGCGCGCGACATGGGAAGCTGCTGGCCGCGCCGACCCGCATCATCCTTATCTTGTTCGCAAGCAGGTCGAGCCACACATGGCCCGCCAGCATGGCGACGGGCGGTTAATCCTGCCGATCCTAGACGCGGCAGGCGAGATAATTTCCGTGCAATTGATCGCGGATGATGGCGGCAAGAAATTCACCCCCGGTGCGCCAACAGGCGGGGGCCGCGCCTATATCGGCATCAACATGGGCCGCACGATCTTGTGCGAAGGCTTCGCCACGGGGGCCAGCATTTATGAGGCTATCCCCGATCAGGTTTGCATCGCCTACAGCCTCAACAACATGGAACGCCTTGCGCGCGAATTGCACGCCGAGGGCCGCGCTATCGTGCTGGCTAGTGATGGTGGCAATGCCGCCGCGCGAATGACAGCACTTGGCCGTGAATTGGATGTGCCGGTGGTTGTGCCGCCCGATCTGCCCAATGGCGGCAATGACTTTAACGACCTTGCCGCTGCGGCTGGTGTGGAGGCGGTGGCGGCTTCATTTCGTGCTGCGCTCAAGTCTTATGCCGAGGCCAAGGCCATGCGGGAAAGTGCGCCCGATGGCGATAGCGGCCCGGTTGATCTATGGGCCGCTCCCCCGGTGCCAGAATTACCGCGCGGGCTATTGCCGCCGATTATCGAGCGGTTTGCATTCGAGAGCGCGGCGCAAATGGGCACAGACCCCGCAGGCTTTGCCATGAGCGCACTGGCGGCTTGTTCGGTAGCGATCAAGGACAGCATTGTCTTGAAGCCTAAGCAGCATGAAAGCTGGACGGAGAGCGCCCGCATATGGGTTATGCTTATTGGCACGCCTTCCACGCGCAAAAGCCCGATGATGGCTCGCACCGTGGCTCGCATCAAGAAACTGGACGCTGCGATGCTCTACGGTGCCAACAAGGCGCTTGCCGATTGGCAGGATAATGGCGGCCCCAAGTCCGGCGACCCGCGCCCTGCCACGCCGCGCTTGCGCATTGAGGACGCCACCACAGAGGCCGCGCAAGAAATATGCAAGGATAGCCCAAACGGCATCATGGTTTTGCAGGATGAATTGACCGGGTTTTTTGGGCGCATCGAGAAATATGGCGGCAAGTCAGGCGGTGCGGATCGCTCGTTTTGGCTACAAGCCTATGGCGGCGGGCAGTATGCCGTAAACCGCATCGGGCGCGGGTCGTTCTTGATTGATAACCTTTCGGTCACGATGCTTGGCGGCATCCAGCCGGGGCCGTTGCGGTCGCTGGTTTCCGAGGCGCAAGACGACGGTCTTATCCAGCGATTTATCCCGGTTCTGCTGCAAAAGGCCGAGCGCGACAGGGATATTGCCACGCCGC